GGAAGCAATGGCAGCCTGATGGGCCATGGCATCCGACACCCCGGCCCGATTCATCGCAGCCTGGGTATTAGTGACAGCAAATGACCTATAAAGAATCTGAGTGATGTTACTCAGTCTTGTGGTGTTGTTTGCTGCAGATGCACTTATGGAATCTCCTTCGAGTTGTGCAGTGGTTGAGACTGCTGGAAGGGATTCAATGCTCCACTCGAATTTTGTATTGGAAACACTACGTTTGCCAGCATTTGTGACAAAAGGTGTTTCTTCCGGGGAAATATTATAAATCGTATCTGACAGATCCTCTCTTTGGCCTATTGCCGTGAAGGTGTCAAACGCATTTGTAACTTTGGCCATGTTGACCTCCTGTTGTTATGTAAACATGTTTTTGAAAACTGCTTCTGCATCTTTCATAGATCCAGATTTTGCCAATTTCATCCGGGATTTTGCTAGTTGAGTATGTTGCCTTGGTTGCTGTTGTGCAGATCCTGGTGACACTGGTCGGATTCCTTCTGGTACTTGTCGGATCTTCGTTTTGCCACGTTCCATTGCAGACTGAGCTTTCCATCCCTGTCTCAATGCTAAAACTGCTCTGAAATCTGAGATATTCTGAATCTCAGAATCCTGCCAACCTAAAGACTTTGCATAGTCTCTTATCCCGGCCTTTTCGGCTTGAGCCACTTGTGGATCTCTCCACTCTGGTATTGCATCAACTAATGTTGCTTGCTGTTGCTGAAGATGTGCCTGTTGTGCTTGGGCTTGCTCCTGCTGTTGCCGATACATCAATTGTTGTTGTTCCAGTTGCAGATTCTGCATCTGTTCTTTTCTGTCCCGAAAAGATTCCTTCTGCTTCATCCACTCCAGTGGATCATTCTCATAGAGTTGATCCCAGTCTGGTTCTGGCTCATTTTGTTGCTGACTCAAAATCTGATTCAGTTGCTGGGAATAATGATCCCGTTCCTGTCTCAGTGCCTGTTGCTCTGCTTCAAAAGCTTTGCGTTCTTCGGCTAATTTTTGGGTCGATCTGGTGAAGTGGGATTGTCGTTGGTATCCTTTGAGTGCTTCATCAAGTGTGACCTCATGCTGCTCACCATCAATTTGAACTTGATAATAAGCCGGTTCAGGTTCTTGTGCAGACTCATTGATTTCCTCCGAAATTTCCTCTTCTTCTATTTCCGATGCTGAATCCTGAAAATTCTCATCACCGGTATCAGTTTCCAGTTCTTGTTGTGTGTCGGATTCCCCGGACAACATTTCCTGAAATGCACCTTCTGCTGCTTGGAGTCCGTCCATGGTTGCTCCTTTCTAAAATGAAGGTTAAGACTTCTGACGCTTTTTCACTTTATCCAAATGGTTTTTGTGAAATTGGCCACGTTGTAATATAACACTTAAATGCCTACGGAACTCTGCTGATGCCCATAAAAGTTGCCACATGGCTTCCCTTGCTTCAGCATCTTCCGGGTTTGTATCTCTCCATGCTTCAAAATAATTCTTTTCAAGAGTCTCAAATGTTTCAGTGACAATTGGATCTGCAAGAATTGCTTTGGCACGTTCTGCTTTTTTGATTGCTTCCTGGGGTGTTGGTTCTGTCATTAGTCCTCTCCGATTAATCCTTAATTTATAAAATTATTCATGTTCTCTTCTTTTATCTCTAACAACCCGGCACCCACTACCGGGAAAGCAAACATTAGTTCAGGAAATTTTTTAAAGAGTGCTTTTCTTTCTTCAGGGCTTCCATAGGTTAAAATCTTTTTGATCCCTGAATCTTTAAGAATCTTAGTCAGATGCTTGGGCATGGTTTCAGGCACTATGGCTCCACCAAACTCAGATAGCTCCACACCACGCTGGGGCTTGATCTCAAAGTATTCCGTGGGCATAGCCTGATAAAATCCCCGTAGTTCCTTGGCTAAATCTTTTAAGGACTCCGGCATTTCTGCGATGAATCTCTGGTATTTTTCTAAATTCTGGGCATTATCACCAAAGTAATTAAATATCCCTTGCCCCTTGACCAGATCCTCAGTCAACTCATCAATGGTGCTATACCCGACATCTGGAATGTACTGCTCCATGTAATCTCTGGCTTCTCTTTGAAGGTCAGCATGAAGCATATCTGTATGATCCTTTGCCCACTTAAATTTCTCTAAGGATATCCGGCCCCGTGCTTTTTTGATTTCATCCAATGACTTAAACTTGGGCATCACCATTGCCCTCATTTGTCCGGCACCAGACCAGTTCTCACCTCCGGCCCCACCCTTCATTTTTTTGACAACATTCTCCAAGGTTGCTGGCTTGTAGCGTCGGTCACCAGCATAGGTGTAACGATCAAAAAATCTTTCTGAAAACTCTCCACCTTCAGCAACTAATTTATCTCTTTGCCGTTTTATCCATCTCATAAAATCATCCCGTCTTTCTTTTTCAAGTTGATCAATGGACTTTCCTGCTTTTTGTGCTTGGTCAAAATCTGGGCTGAAATAATTATTAAATTTAGTGTTTAATCTATTTCTGTTTTCTCTAAAAATTAAACTCTCATCTTTTATGTTCCCTGATCCCCTGGAAATTATAGGTATTTCATCTTTTTTGTTAATTGTGTCTACTTTGATTCCTTTAGATTTTAAATACATAGCTCTTAAAGAAGTCGTTGCTTCAAAAGGTGAAGCTAATTTAAAAATATGATTTGCTAGGTCTGTTTTAACATCAAAAATATTTGCTCCATATTTTTTTTCAATGGGCTTTTCATACTTTTCAATGACTATCTGTTCAGCTTTTTTATTCGGGATCATTTCAATCTGAGGTGTCCGTGAAGTGTAAGCATCTGCACCCCAAACTGGATTGGTCCGTGATGGCTTTGCCATTTCCTGGGTTCCTAAAAGACTGATGTCTCCGAATCCGACCAGTGGCTCATCAACCTTACTGACTGCCATCGATGGGGATGGGATTCCACCCATCCGTTGAATCCTTTCAAGATATTCTTGATTAAGATTGTGTTGCACAATCATTGGGTTTCTTGGCCCCTGATTAAGAAGAACAATTTCTGAAGTGTGCGGTTCCCCTCTTACTGTTTCCGTTGTAACAATTCCATCGTAACCATCAGCTTTAATTGCTTCAGATAAATCCTCCCCAGTTTTCCCTTTGTATTTTTTACTGAGAATATTTTTCCAGTTAGTCGGTTCCCCGTATCCACCTCCAAACTCAATAACCAAAGGATTTTTTAGTTTTACTTTACCAGTTTCTAAATTTGGAATTCCTTCAGCATATTTTGGATTTGCTTCAACAACATATTTGCCGGTTGGTTCAACATCTTGCCCAAACCTTGAACCCATGTCTGGTGCTTTTTCAGTGTTATGAGTGAAGTTGAACTGAAAAGGCTTCCCTGTCTGGGGTAATTTTTTAATAGATCTAGCTATATCAATGGGCATTGCTGCAATTGCCCCTAATGCACCAAATGCTGGGAGTGCTGCATCGGTTGCTTCTAATCCTGACCATATTGTCGATGCTGCTGCTTGAGGGTATTGACCTTCCCTGAATTGTTGTTGTGCTTTATCCCATTCCTGACCTGATCTAATTGCTGATCTTCGTTGACCTTCGACTGGTGTCATATCCTTGGCAAGACCAATCAATCCTTGTTGAACTGCAGGACCGGCATCCTGGGGTAATGTGGTGTCCCAGGTATTTGCTGCCATCCAGTCTGTGATGTCATCCCATATAGTCGGTGCCCTACCTTGTGTTAAGACAGAACGATTTCGATCATATGTGGTCATTGGGGCATTTGAGGTTGTTGAGGTTGCATCTGTTGCTGCATCTGCATTTTTGCCATTTCAGTCTGTTGCCGGTTCATTTCCCGGTCCCTTTCCATCATGGCTTTAATGTTTGCTTGATCGATGGTGGTGTTGTGCTTCGATTCTAATTCAGAAATCTTCAACTGAAGTTCTGCTTCAAATTGATCACGTTTCATGTCTTCATCACGCAGCATTTTTTCCCGGTCCAATTCAAGCTTTGCCTGATCATTGATCATGTCAGACTGGACCTTCTGCATCTGAGCCTGAACAAATAATTCGTCTGGGGTCGGTTTCGGTGGTTCCGGGGGTGGTGGTTGATAATTTGCTGGATCACTGAAGAACTGATTCACATCCTTGTATCCACCAAGATTCAGCATTTTCCCAAGGGTCTGATAATACTGTCTGAGGTTCACTAATGGACCTTCTGGACCCATTTCTTTGATCAATTGTTCCTGCTTTTGAAGCATCGATGACAGGACTGTCAGTTTCTCAGCATCTGATCCACCACCCAATGGGATATCGACTGTCACATCCATGGATGCATCCCAGTATCTGGGGTCCATTGGAATCCAGGTATTCCGTAAACGGATCATCTTTTCCCGGTCCTGGTATCTGCAAACCAGTCCTAAAACCCCTTTGTATAAGGGCTTGATTGCTGTCTCAGCCAGGATTCTTCCCAAGAGTTCCATGTGGGCTGCTGCAGCTTTAAAAGTGGCATCGATGGCCACTCTACTGGATGACTGTAGACTTTCTGCATCCATTCCTTGGGATTGTTTTGTGATTCCCGTTCTGGAAGATTTGATTTCATCTAGAAGACCTAAGATTGGCAATGCCTGTTGTCCCACAAATGGCATCGAAAGTTGAGATACAGCAGCCGGGTTTCTTGCTCTGATGATTCCACCGGGTTCTGTATTCATGACATCTTCCAGGGAACACTGACCCTCAACTGCAAGCAATCTGGGTGTCACACTCATGGCCAGACTTTCCATGACATTCCGCAAGATATAGGACTTGACCCTCTGAATGTCGGCTACAATATCAGTGATTGAAGAACCAACTGCAGCATGTGGTTCCGGGTCTGGTGTCATCAAAACAAAGGGCTTGTAATCACATGGTTCATTAACGATCACATGGTATTTGTTTCCGACACAAATCAGTCTTCGTAGTTCAGAAATCCCATCCTGATCCACATCCAGGTTCATGAAACATTCGATATACAGAACCTTCCGACTGGCCGGTTCCACATTCGTTGGACCCCTGTTGTGTGCTTCGGAATGTCGGGATGTGTATTCCTGATTGACATCGAATTCGTCATCAGTACCGGCATATTCTTCAAGCTCTTCGATGTCATGACCCAATGCCTGAAGTTCAGAAAGAGTCTTATAACATCGGTGTCCTACGACTGTTGCTTCATCAACATTCTTTGCCCTTCGATCAATGATAAATTCTTCAGGTGGCAATGCTTCCACCCGGATTCTGCCATCATTCGTTCTTCGTTTGATGATGACATCATAAAGGGGTTGCCCACCTTCCCCTTCTCTTTGGTATGCGTCCACCCCCTCAACACCATCAGCACCGGCCAGAGTCTGCACTTGTGCTTCATCTAGACCGGTGTATTTCGATGTTGATACGTTCTCTGTCTTTTCATACCAATACTTCAGGACTCCTGTTCTCTTGATCAGGCAATCCTTGAAAGCAGCATAGAAATGGCTGAAGGAATTCTGGTTTTCTTCAAGAATAATATGGTTGATGTAGTCAGTAGCCTGTTGAGCCATTTCCACATCTTCTGGTCCTCTGGGTGTGAACTGCATGATCTGCTTGGAACCGAAAAAGGTTCTCATCAGAACAGGCATGATCGAATTTACAGTGTCTCTGACATCGTAACTGACAACGGATGAACGACCATCTTCATCCTGTTTGGGAAGGTGCCCGGAATAATATTCAGTGGATGTGATCCGGTCTTCGGATAATTCATCGATATAGTCGATTGCATCTTCAAGAAGATGACCGACATAAGCATCGACATCTGATTCATCCATGGGTTCTGGACCATCAAATTCTGGTGGAACCCCGGTCTGGTATCCAGAATCTTCGGAAATTTCTTCTTCTGCCATACCGAAGATTGTAGCAGATTCAAGGGGTTACACCCTTGCTGTGAAAAAAATAAAAAAAAATGAACTTTCTTTAAAATAATTGTTGACATTACCCAATGGGTAAACTATAGTGTACTCAAGGTCAGGGAATAAACCCGGATCGAATAAAATCAGAAAGGCAAATATGGCAAAAAGAAAAGTAGTCAGATCAAAACATGGGCACATCATATTAGAAGAAGGAAGCAACCAAATTAATGTTGGTGTTTGCACTGGTGGTGGGAATGGATTGATTACAGCAAAAATCAAAAACAATCCCTTTGGTGATGGTCACTTTGAAACTACGCATGAAGAAATTGACCAGTATTGCATTCAGGTTCATTACCATTTTTTTAGTGATAACTGGGTTGAAATATCTGCACCAACCTACAAAGAGCTTAAAAAAATTGTTGATCAAAAATACGGCTGGACTACTGAGACAGCATAATGCACGGCACCAACAACATTGATCTTCAGGCAACGATTGAACAAACCATTGACATGGATCTTATTATCGGTGCCTGGATTATCAATCTCAAAGAAATCACTAGAAATTATCCAGAAAGGCAAATTATGGACCCTAGAAACAAAGTAATCCCCATGGGCACCCCAGTAATCGTTTACTATTTTGAGGGACCACCCAATGAAACATTCATGGATCATCCCTACTTTTTTGAGGATTCCAAAATCCAGGGACATTGGGATGGCAAGGTTGCTGTTGCACCGATCTCAAAAAGCGTAGATGCTTATGTTGTGAAACCTTCAGATATAAAGGATCGATGAAAAAGAAAACCATCAGGTCTTATAAAATCCTGGCCATTTACGGGGGATGCACCCAATGTGATGGTGAACTAATTACTGAAGATGGATCTTTTATGTTGACACCCCAGGATGATTGTTCCGGTGAAATTAAATGCCAGGATTGTGAAACAGTCCATGTTTTCCCGGATAAAATGTTCCAGTCTTATGGACCCCATCATAAATCATTATGACACCCCTGAAACAAGTCAGAACTGAACTAGGATTGAACCGGGCTGAAATTGCCCGGAAATGCAGCATTCCATATCGGACCTGGATTAAATGGGAAGATGGGAATCGTAGAACACCAGGATATGCATGGGTGTTGCTGTCCTGGTATCTGCTTAATTCAAGTGCAGTCGAATTTGAACTGAACTTTCTTGAGAAACTGATGAAGGATCACAAACTGTTTGATGGTCTGGCCTCAGTCAAACTAATCAAGGAACGAATCAAACAATCGAAACATTCCGTTTCAGAGGTTGATTCCAGGGTTGAGACATCCCTGAAATAATCCCTGCAGTGTTGCTGAAGGTCAGCACAAAACTGTCTGCAAAGTCTGGGCTACCTCTATGGCCCAGTCTTTTCTTCATTTCATCCTTAGATTCCAGTTTTATTCTTCCGGTGCTGTCATAAGTGTATCTTGGGCTGCATAGCTCAAACATCAGCCTGTTGTCTCTGGGGATCTTGCAGTGCCGTTTCTCAAACCAATCCTTTGCTTCATGCCACAATTCAGCCCTTAGATTCTTATAGAGTCCACTAAGGGATGCAGATTCACCGGTGTTGATGCCTTGAACCGGCAAAGATAATTCAAGACCTCTATCGACTATTGCAGCCCCTATTCCGATGACATCACACATGATTGCTTTAGGCTGCATCAGTTCTTCACATGCCTTGTCATATTCCCTGGAAATGGCACCCATTAGCTGCATGGTGTCAAGCTTTGCCCAGGACTTGATTGGTTCCAGGACAGTGTTTCCTTGCCGTTTACAGAGTGCTGATCGATCAGATCCAAATCTGGCAATGTCCAGACCCCAGATGATTGGACCTTCACTAGGTTCAACATCCCTGCCAACTGCACTTTCAACTAAGGCATTGGAAATCAGAGTGTCATCTGCAGTTTCCGGGAATTCACCAAGAACCCTGATCCGGAAAGTGTTTGAATCCCGACCATATCGATCTTCCATTTCCTTGATATAATCAGAACTGACCCTGACTGAATCTTCACATGAAACAGTGAGAGTGAACCATTTATCAGATAATCTTCCGAATGCATCAAAAAAGAATCCTTCAGGCCGGGTTGGGTTCCCAAGACACACCAATGTTGCATCAGCAGCCGACAAAGAACCCCCTGCTGCATCGATCACTGACTGATCAATCGAACTGGCTTCATCAACCAGTAACAGAACCCTGTCTGAATGGATTCCCTGCAAACTTTCCGGGGTTTC